ATGAGTACAATTAATTCCATTATTGCTTATAGAATAAAGCAAAAAAGAAAAGAATTAGGGATGACAGGGAGGGAAATAGCCCATTCATTGGAAATAAGTCAACAGCACTATTCACGTATAGAGAATGGATATACCAAAATAACAGTAGAACATTTATTCTCTATCGCGTTTATTTTAGGTGTCAAACCTAAAGAACTATTGCCTAATTATAATTTTTCAAATGAAAAAGAGATAATTAAAGCAAAACAATCATTATCAGCAGAAATCATTATGCCAATAAAGAAAAACGACATGTATCCTACATAAATATAGACAGGTATTTATTTTATTAAAAATAATGTGAACCATTAAGGATATAAAAGGGAATACGTTGCTCTACATGATGTTGCCGATGAACATCACGTATCCATTCACTCACAAAAATCTGTTTTCCCCGAAAACGAATCCCCATATCCCCGTATTGCGCTTGGCCCAATCAATGTGGTCATCCTGATAAGACGCATTCACAAACTGACTGGTTGCACAGACTAAAGGCAAGCTATATGGAGTCTCTACACTCCCCTTCCGTAATAACAATGCCATTGATTGTCCTCGGGTAAAAGGCAGATAGTCCGTATTAAAGACCCGTGCTCCATCTTCACTGTACAGTGATAACCCCCCAACGTTTCTTCGGGGTCAAAACCATTCCTGAAACGAATACACACACATAAATGTCTGTTTGGGCTGAGCTGTATAATTGCTTTTTATGCGCTAAATAGCTCACTTCCGCTTGAGAGTTGGTGGTATGATAAAACACAACACACTTATCTAAATGCGATAATATTGTCGGCAAAGACCAATAGCGCCCGCCTTTAAGGTGGATTTTTTGTCGAAACACACAATAAGCCATTTGTGTATTACGTGTAATCGCACTTCGAAATCCCTGAAAGGTCCACACTACTTTTATCTAACTTTTTACTAATATCCCCCAGCACTTTTTTAACACCATCGAGCGTAACTCGTTGCTCGTTTAAGAACTACGTAATATCTGATGCAATAGCGGTCATACGATTATTAGCGTCGCTGTATGAGTTCGGCTCAGTGAGATTAATGCTGTAACTAGTGTTTTTTACGGTAAATGTAGCCGGTTGTGAAATGACTAATTCTGTATCGCTATTAACCCTGTCCACCATATAAATAAAATTAGCATTACCATTTTTAATTAAAATAATGGTACCTGTGCCAGAGACAATAGCAGACCCTGACACTGTGCTAACAGTGCCTGTTGTGTATATCATGATTTATTTCCTAAAATTTAGATACAAAAAAACCACATTAGTGCGGTATTTAATCTTCTAACATTGAAACGTCTATCATAAGCCCTTGTTCCATTAATCCAGAACCTTCTCGACTCGGAGGCATACTTATCCAGCCATCCTCTTCTCCTAAGAACTCGTATCGATACTCAAATGTTAACCCTCCCACATCATCAACCAAGACATAACGCTCGCTATATCTTTTGAATGTCCAAACTTCATCCCACGTGTCAGGGTCTATGTAGCTTCGTATGTTTGTATTATGAAAATACCCCATAGAGCGAGTCTTAATCATGCCATACCGATGACCACTTTTGCCTGCGATTCTTAATGAGCCTTTGCCAGCGCTCCCCGTATTGACATCATAATATTTCTCAAAGCAGACCAACTTAGCAAGAGATGAAAATTTCATTTTCCCTTGCTCATCATAAACTTCAAGACCAACTCCGTGTTGAGGTATGCTTACCTTGGAAATCGGAGCAACCATCCATTGGCTATTTAACGCATAGATTCTCGGATAGCTATCATGAGGGCCTGATGATGACGTTAGTTCATCAGGAGTTGCTTTTCTCAAAACACATATTGTTTCGAGTTTATCGGTTAATTGTATCAGCCTATTATTTGTGTAAATTTCTACACCAACCATTTCACACCACCCATACGACAACATGACTTGAGAATGAGTCATTCGCTTGTGTCTGCCCACCACCAGAGCCATTGTTCTCCCAGCGATAGATATTGTAATCAACGCGGTAATTTAACGTGTTCCCAGATATGGAGTACTCTGTTCTCTCATTAGGCTTATCTACATGAAATTCACCACTCCATCGAGAGCGATACCGTAGCCAGAAATGGCAAACAACCTCACCTCCTAAGGAAATCTCAGGAATAGTAAGAGATCCATATTGGGACAAAGGAAGGTCAAATTGCCCCAAGTGGCGCGGTATAATAGTGTCTTCTCCAATAATGAGTCGCCCTTTCTCATCATATATTTCTAAACCCATGCCCATTACCATATCCCCATTCTGATACGCATTGTGCCTTTTTTATCAAACAAACGTTTTAATATGTTTGTTTCAATCCAGTACCCCTGAGCGTTATTCCCATATTTAATTTCTTCACCAGTGCGCATATTAAGTTGATAGCCCACCTTGTTTGCATGGCTGAAATTGGTTGATTGCAATACATTAGCTATTTTTGCACTGGTAATAGTTGCATCACCAATAAAAGCTTCATTAACAACCACCTGTCCATTCTTCACGATAAACGGTGTCACCACTTTGCCATTTAATGACGATATCACTGCAAAGTTTTGGGCATTGACCAGAAATTGGCTATTTCCTTGTGCATTAAACCCTAAGCCAATGCCCGTAATGACTTTATTCCCTTTGCTATCTTGCTGAACTTTCATTGTCCATGATGCGGAAATTTTGCCATTTATGTCGGTGACCACTTTCGACGTTTGTTCGATTTTGGCTGAACTTGTACCCACTTGGCTTTCAAGGCGAGTGACTTGCTGGGCGGTAGAGGTCACTTTACCTGAGACCTCAGTCACCTTAGTTTCAAGTTGGTTTACCGCATTCGCCGTTGCATTGGCTTTCTGTTCGCTGGACTTAGGTACTTCATTCGCCACAAATCCTTTTGGTGCCACCGATTGTTTGTTATTGGTATAAGTGCGGGTGATAATTTGATGGTTAACACTTTTATGCTTAGTGAGCTGATATTTAGCCCCTCCTCGCAAATAGATATATTCCACAGAACCATTCGTTAATTGAGCTGGCCCCATCACAGGGGATTGATTTGTCCATCGCCAATCAAAATTATCAATGATGCGGTTTTCAGACTGGGTTCCCCATCCAGAACCACTCACTTGCCATTCCACAATCATGGCAAAACCTTTGGTATTGTGAGTCGCATAGCTCGGTTTATTGTCTCTATATTGCCCTAATGTCCTAAAAACCTTAAAGGCATAACGTCGAGAAGTTACTAATGGCAAAATAATCGGATAATAGGTGTTTTCATTGAGTTTAGATAAATCTAAATCCACCACCACAGACTCCGTTAAATCGGCTTTCACTGTATCTAATTTGCTGGATAACGTTTGTACCTGAGAGGTTGCAGACGTCACTTTGCCATCAATATTAGATACTCGCGTATTTAACGCATTCACCACACTGCTATCAGCTTTCCCCTTAAGATTTGAATTGAGCGTTGAAATCTCTTGCGTTTGTGCTTGCTGTTTCGAGGTGAGGGTTTCTAATGATTTATTAATCGCTGAAACATTCCCATTCATCCGTGTTTCCAGTGATTGTCGGGCTTTCGCTTCTGCTTGGTCGCCTGTAACACGTGCTTGTTTCTCTGCGGAAATGAGTCCTGCGGTGACTTTCGATAAATCATTACCGGTATAATCACCACGAAGTTGAGTGGCTAAGAATTGGCGTTGTTGTGCTTCGGTTTTATCAGTCTCAATACGTGCTTGTTGCTCTTGTTTAATTGCGGCTGCCTGTGCTTCTGTTGCCGTTGAAACTTGATTTATCCGCTCAGCCAGTAATTTTCCTGCCTCCTCCCATTTTTTTTCACTTTCTTCAATCGTTGCTCCATGCCTCATCAACTCAGATAAAATCTTGTCATGATTTATCCTCATCAACTCATGTAATTCAGTAATATCGATTTGGTTAGCTTTACTGTTAATTTCACCCAATAAGTCTTGTGCGAGTTGGTCTCGGCTGATTTGCCCCGCTAATTCATCAAGAATAATACTAGCATCAAACTCAGATTCTCCCAGAATAAACTCAGTCCATTCGGAATGATTACCTATTTTATCTACCAGTCTTGCTCTAAAATAAAACGTTAAACCTGCTGATAACCCTGCCATTTCATAGGTTTTTGAGGGATAAGGAACATCAGATAACAGCATCAGACCTTCACCATTATTGGTTTTGCTGTACTGAATTTCCGTTTTTAACGTATCACTGGTGTTTTCACCAAATTCCCAGCCTAACTTAATGCCAAATACGAGCGGTGAAGCTCTAAAGTTTACAGGTTTAGGCGGGCTCCCTACTTTTCCTGTCAGTGTTGTTTCTGGCGCATTAGTCCATACACTGGATATTTCAGACGCATTTATCGCACGAACTCTCACCTGATAACGACCAGCATAAATGCCATCAACTTCAAACCCACATGTCGATGTTCTTGGCATTGATACCCAGTTATTATTATCTCTCCGCCATTGAGCCTCATAGGTAATGGCATTATCAACTGCATCCCAATCAACACGCAGAGTAATAAATGAAATACCTTGATTAACCTGAGAATAGGATGATATACGAATGTTTTTAGGTGGTGCTTGCACACTCGGTGGAACAATGGTGATTGGACGCTCACCTATTCTTGCGCCAGAGTCAATGTGATCGTAATTGCTTGGGTTATGGATTGCGCCAGTAATAGTGTATGTATTATCGCCATTATCAGTAATATTAACGACCCGATAAAGTTGTAATGTTAAATCATCAGCATCAACTGTCCAAACTGCGTTTTTCTCTGGTTCCTGTGAGTACTCCGTTGAAATTGTAATGATATTATCAGCAACCAGTGATACGGTTCTTCCCTCTGAGCGCCCGTTTGGCAGATTAACAATCAACCTATCACCAGCTTTAATATTGGCTCTGCGATCAAGTGTTATTTTTCTGCCTTCTACACGCGATATACGTCCACCATTATCTCTTCCAGCCAATGTAGAATCGGCAACAGCAATGATATGACCAGGAGAAGGTATTGCCCCCTCTAATCCTGTCGCAAAACTAATAACTCTGTCGTTAGCATTGGTGAGTAACGCCCAGCGACCTCTACGGTTAGCCTCCGTCTGTCGAGTGCAACCTATCGCTGATATTTCAGTTTTGCGTACTCCGTAACGACGCTGTAGTTTAATATCGGCCACAGCCTCAATCGCATCATTACTGTGGTTATTGGTGTCTGTGTAGGAAACTAATGCTTGTGTATATCGATTTTGCTGACTACCTCCTGAATAGGTAGGCTTACCTCCAACAATATTGGCATTAGTAAACGTTCTAAAAATACTATCTGGCATATCAGCGACAACATTAACCTTGTTATCAGCCCAAAATGTCATACCACGAAAAATAGCCGCTATATCTCTCAGTACTTGGTATGCCGATTCTTGCGATTGAATATAAACATCACACAGGAATCGAGGCTCCTTACCATCACCACCATGCCCATCGGGTACCAATTCATCACAATATTGCGCAATCTTATACAGGTCCCACTTTTCAACCTGAGAAGACTGGATCCGGTCACCACAGCCGTAGCGATTATTGAGTACTAAATCATAAAATACCCATGCCGGGTTATTGGTTGCTGCAAGTTTAAAGGTGCCATCCCATACGCCTGAATAGGCCCGATTAATCGGGTCATAATTCGTGGGCACTTTGATAAGCAAGCCACCTTTTGGGCGAACGCTAATTTTAGGGATGCGATTATTAAATTGACGCGCATTGAAAGTAATAAACAATAGGGCCGTATTTGGATAACGCAATTTAGCATCGATAACATCAGTAACAGCAGAGATAGTAACCTTATCAACAATTCTGGCTGTATTCTGATTCTTAGTTAATCGTCGGACACGGATCTGCCAACCTGTATTTGCCTTGGGTAAGTCAATGCGGTGTGTTCGCTGGTATTCGCTGGTCGTTTTACCATCAAAAGCAGACTTTAATACTTCATTATATCCAGCACCATCTGTAGATAAGTCAATAGCATATTCAATTCTATAGCCTGTAGTATCCCCGTTATCGTGTTGTTGAAACAATTGAGGAACAGATAGTCTAATGCGCACAGCAGATAGCTGAGTGTTATTAATGCTCCGCACATAGGGCTGATCGTCTTTTAATTCCAACCCTACCGATGTTTCGCTATCTACTGATGGGATACCCTGAATGTATTCTTGGTGTTCACTACCCGGTCTAAATTCCCAAGTGACACCCTCAAAATTCTTAGTACCGTCCGCATTGCCAATCGGTGTATCATCAAGAAAAATACGAGTATCGTCTAAGCCACCAGCAATTTCACCTTCTGAGATAGCCAATAAAATCTTAGCTGTTGATTCAGAAAGTAAGCTATCTGGTGATTCCGTGGGCGTATGTCCGCCACCGCCACCACCTTTTGCACCATGAATTAATTCCATATTTCACCCATAAAAAAAGCCACATAGTGGCTATTCTGAAATTCGTTTATGTTATTGCTGATCTTCTGTGTAAATCCCTGCAGAGATTATCGCTCCACCCACTTCTCGCCTATCTAGTCCATAAAGTAAAGGAACTGGATTTCCTTGTGCGGTTGTGTTTACAACACCACCAAAGGCGTATGAAGGTTTATTGTCGGCGTCTTGACGCACAGATAAGCCACGCGGCTGAGGTGACAGCATTTGCACTACGCCACCTAGCGCCATTGCTGCCCCGCCCATAGCTAAAGCACCACCAGCAAAACCACCCGCACCGAATGCAGCCCAACCTGCAGGACCTAACATCATGGCAGCACCAATCATGGCTACGCCTAAAATAGTCTGGAAAAACCCACCACGCTTGCTACCTTTTATCACTGGCGCTATGCGGATCTCTTCTGTGGTATCAAGATATAATTCATCTTCAGCAATGTTGCGCTTACCTTTAAATACGGCAAACTCCAGCCCTTTCAGGTGTGCATTAGCAAGAAACGGCTCAAACCCATCATAAAGCACGGAGAGCGCCTTAATTGCTTCGCGAGGTGAATCTATATCTAATTTGTGTTCACGCCCAAACTTTGCGCCAAGAACACCATATAGACGTATTGTTTTTAGGCTCATACAAACTCTTTCCTCCGCACAATTTTTACGGTTCTATCTCGCCAATAATCACTGTAAGGAACCAACCTGCTGAGTTGACCATAAAGATGGTGAAGTAACATGCCATTCATAATCACACCAGCGTGATTAGGTACATCGGCTTGCACTTGCATGATGATCATGTCACCCTCTTTCGGCTCACCAGCAATATCAACAAAACCTGCTTTTTGGTAATTATCCATATACAAGTTTTCGCCTTCTTCCCACCAATACCGATCAACGCTGTAGTTATGTAACTCAATACCGTGTTTTTGGTGGTAGTAGTCCATAATTAACGACCAGCAATCAGCATAGCCCAACACAAAAGGCCGTCCTTCTAATTCTCGTTCACCTCGAGGGTAAATAATTCGAATATCACCCTCTGGGCATGATGCGATCACCCAAGGTAATCCTGTCGCATCACACTGTAGTTTATCTATTTCGCTAGGTTGAGTCGTTACACCATCTCCACAATGGCTGTGCACAATTGCTATTGGCTCTCCCCAGTCCTCAGCAAGGGCGTAACCCTCTGGAGAAAGCTCAAAATGCTCTGTTGGACTATCTGAAAGATTGCTACAAGGAAAGTATTTTTTAACTCGACTTTTCTGACAGATAACTCCGCAAGCTTCTTTTGGATATTCAGCTTTTACATGTTGAAATATCGATTCCCTTAATTTTTTTGTGATCATCTCGTTAACCCCGCAGCAGGAAACCCTCCGAAATCTAATGGCTCATTCTCACCAAAGCGTTTTTTGCAATCACTAATAAGTCCACCACAACTATCTAGCGCAGGATCATCAACAGGGTTTCCTCTCTCATCAAAATATTTACTCCCTGAATATGAGCACCCATTACCACTACGATAATCGCCTTTCATGCACCAATAACAAAGGTTATGAATTTGTCGAACGGGTATCATTACTCCCTGCAAATCAAACGGGCTAGACAGCTCGAACTCTACGGATTCGCCAGCCACCTCATTAGTTTTACGATCGATGTAATAAACTTGTTTAAAGCATTCGTCTGGATTAGCTGTTGAATTTCCCTCAGGAAAGTTTTTAGCATCAAGATAGTGAGCAAATGTCTCATAAATAGTTACTTTGGCTTGCACCATGTCGTCAAACTGAAGACATAGAGATGAAATTAAGCCATCTATATTGGCAACCTTTAGAGATGGTCTCGCTGGACTACCATCACTATTTTTTGCCATTCCTTCAACTTCGTAAGGCCATGCTCCGTATTCATTTCCTTGCCACCAAATTGGTTTTGGCTTGATAACACCATTAGATTTCTCTATTTCTTCCGGTGTGTGAGGTAAGTTATAAGCATGGAAGCGAAGAATAGGGCCATCAAACCCACTACCATCCACCTCAATTAATTGAACCTTATTACCCGGCTCTAATTTTTGTACATCTGCTGTGATATTCATGCGCTAAATGCCTGTTCAAACGTAGCTGTCAATTTCATTACTCCATCAGAGATGGGGAGCATCGTTATTGAATCAGCTTTAACACGATAAAGCCCTTTTTCACCAAATGGAGGCGTCCAAATAAATGATTTTGCTGTGTGTCGCCGAATGAATTTAAAAATAGGCATCACCTCATCTTTTAGTCCCATATAAGCAAATGGCCACGTTTGAGATTCTGGATTAATACCATCACCAGCAACTTGTTTGTAACCATCTCCAAATTCAACTTCTTTAATGCGATGCTTGAACTCACCGCTTGGCGAATCTTGTATTTGTGTTCGCCATTTAAACTCTTCCATTGGTTACTCCAATAAAAAAGGCGATACAAAGCCGCCTGATCAAATATCAGGATATTAATAAATATCCATTAGGTTATTTTATATATTCAGCCCAGAGAAACTTACCGAAGGAATGGCTGACTTACTTCGATGGAGAATTGAATATGTTAGTTAGTGAAATGGCAAAAGACATAGAGGCCCTTCAAACACGTACTCTTGCTTTAGAGTATATAATTCAAGTAATGATTAGGAATATGTCTGATATTGAAAAAGAAAAACTTATTAGTGAATTAAATAAAGTATCGCATGATAGTCCTGTAACTATCGAGGCGTTTGGTATCATTCAGTCACATTTACATAATTAGTACCATATTATAAAGGCGGTTACTGTGCCGCCTTTATGCGATCTATCATGGTTCTTGCATATTTTTCCGCTCTCCCCATAAATGAAGCAAATGTTTCATTTGGGTTATAATCCTCTGTGTACTTAAATTGTAACTTTGGTTCTTCATCTGGGGTATTATTTCCCACTATCTCCGTTACTGTAATTTCTGACGTTAATATAGGTTTTTCACTTATTTTTATAGCCCCAATGCCATATCTTTTCACATCCCCTGTAATTTCCACTCCTGAAAATTTGTTTGATAACAATGGGAACTCTACTTTGATTTTCATAACTACCTCTCATTAAAAAGCCACAGAATTTGGTGGCTGTTATTGGTTTAATTCTTTAATTGTTTTTCTTGCATATTCTTCGGATTCTTTAAAATATTCCGAAAGAGGCTTATTAGCATCAAAGCTAGTTTGATAAACCAGATATGCTTTTGGTGGTTCAAAATCAGCTTCATTTCCCATGTATACATCTACTGGAATGCTAATTTCTTTATCTTCTGGACGAATACAAATATTTCCTAATTTTAATTTCATAAATACCTCTCTTATTAAATGATTATCTATTTCCTGATACTGCTTTAATGATCTTGTACAAATCACCACCTTCTCGCCCTTCACTAATAAAAAGGCTTTTAACTTTATTCTTTAACGATTGCTCAGCAGCTCTCACATCTATATTTGGCATTGCACTTTGTTGCTGTTCGGTTTCAATCTTGACGCCGCTCATATCAATTGTCACATTCACCCCACCACCAGCAATTTGAGGATTGCGAGCGATAAATGCTGTTGGCTGTGTAACCGACATTGGCGCAGAACCACCGACATGACCACCTGAAGCATAACCTCTCTTTCCTGCATCCATTAGTCGATAGAGATTATCTACACCTAATCGTTGCGTTGCTTCCTTGGTAAAGACGAACTCGCCTTTATGCACTACGCCAGCGGGGTCATATTTACCACCACCGCCTGTATAACCACCACTTGCAAACCCAAAGAAATTACCTACCGCATTACCACCAAATGCCGCTTTCATAGCATTTAGCATAGCCATCTGCATTAACATCTTGGTGGTCATTTCTAAGAATGAGCGAGTGAAGTCAGCAAAATTAGCTTTGCCCGTCAATACAAAATCAGAGAGACTGTTACTCATGCCTTGGAATGCTGATTGACTAATTTGAGCTACGTTACCGTAAACGTTTGTTGCCTGTTCTTGGAATTCAGCAAAGCCTTTCTTGACGCCTAACTCCCAGTTAGCACGAATAGAGTCTTCCTTAGCATAATACTCCTCTAAGGCTTTTCTCTCGTCTGGTGATTTAGCTTTCTCTAGTGCAATGTCTCGTTGATACATGCGGTCAGACTTACCAGCTCCCAACTCTAAGGCGCGACTTCTGGCATTAATTTCTTCAACACGTTTAAGTTGTTTATCTAACTCACGATTATGTAACTCCTGAAGCTTAACCTCATCACCAGCTATGGCCAGTGCTTCTTGAGAAGCAAGAATGTAGTCCTTTTTAGCAAGCAACGCCTTTTCGTCCTTGGTTAACTGTCTTGTTTTCTGAGCCTCCTCAAGGATTGATATTTTCGCTTCCATATCCCAAAGTTTTTTACGCTCAGAGCTAATCACATCACTGACTGTTTTATGCTCTTTTAGCACCTTCAATTGTGCTTGCAGGGATAGTAGGGCTTGATTTGCTGATTCATCTACTCTAGTACCATAATCTGGTCGGTAGGTTGGGGTTTTACCTTTACCTTTGGCTTTTTCTTTCTCGTAACGCTCTTTCTCTCGGCGGATGGCTTCATCTTTTGCAGCTTGAGATGCATACGCGTTATTTTTTATCTCATTGAGTGTTCTCTGGTGCTTTTCCTCTGCGGTTTCGTATTGTCGCTTTAATTCTTGATCGGCTCTAAATTGCGCCTTTTTACGCTCTTCCTCATCTCTTGCGGCTTTTTCACTTGCATTTTTTATAGCGATTTGAGTCTGTTTTTCTTTTAATAGAGCGAGTTTACTTTTAACTTCATCTACGGTTAACCCTGTTTTGTATCGTAGTATATCTTTTCCAGCAGGTTTTATTTGAGCTTCAATTAAAGCTTCTTCATACTCTTGAATTTGCTGCTCAAGAGTCTTCTCCCTGCCGATATTTAACATTTTATCCCATGCTTTTTCAGCTTCATTGCCAACCCATTGCCAAGCTTTTTCAAGCGTACCTAGATTTTCCTTTATCTGTTTGGTTCGCTCATCCATAGCATTGGCATATGATTCCATAGCCATTTTAGCCGCTTCTTGCTCTTTTCCTTGCGTCTGAAGTGTGGTTATTTGTTCTAATTGGGTAGCAGTTAAAAAATGTAATGATTTATCTAATTCAGTGACTGCTTTAACTGGATCTTCTTGCAATCTCTGAAATTGCTTTATTGTCTCATCAACCGATTGACCAACGGCTTTTTCCATAGCAGCAGCGGTTTTAGATACCATGTCAACATCTCGGCCCGAGAAAGCACCAGAGCCAACTACTTTTGAAATAGTATCAGCCATTCCATACTGAGTTATCCCATTCCCCGATAAGCTTCTAGCCAAAGCATCCAGCTGTGCAGCTGTTCTTCCTGCATAACCACCAGTAAGAATTAACTGCTTATTATACTCGCCAAATTCTTGCGACCCTTTATACGCGGCTAACGCCACAGCTGCCGCAGCACCAGCAAAACCAAACATAGCAACTCTTGCAGGGGTAATAAGTGATGCTAACGCTTTTAGTGAGTTACCGACACCACCAAATGAGTCCTTTATTTGCCCCCCTTGTTGTATCATCACCATCCAAACAGGCATTCCTGATGCTAATGACGTAACAATATCTGTCATTTGGGCTGGTAGTTGTCGCATAGCGTTTCGATATTGACCAATAGTGATTGAGCCATTTAAGAATGCTTTTTCTTGCTCTTTTAGCTTGTTGATCATCGGCGCGGCTTGTTGCGACACGCCAAGTTGAGCCGCTTTTAGCTCTAAAATCTCTGTCCTCGTTTTTCCTATAATTTCAGTTTGATTTTTCAGTGAATTTAAAAAATCATCAGCAGCTTGCTTGGCTCTATTTGTTGCTGCCTCTTGAGCTAACAACGCCCGCCCTTCAGCAGTAAGGGACATATTAACTCGTGTTAATTTATCTCTAGTCTGTTCAAGTATGGCGTTATAGTCTGCAAACTGATCCTTTGGTAATATCCCTTTTTTATTTGCCTCTATTAATTTTTGAGTGGCTTTATCAAGCGCATCAAATGCTTTATTGGTTGGATTTATTGAATTTAATAAGTCATCAAGTTCTTTCTTTTGCCTCTTTATCGCGTCGGCTGCTCTCTTTTGATGATCAACCCCTCTATTAAACTGGTCATTTAAATTTCGCGAAGAACCGCTTACCTTTTCTGCCGTATCGCCGAATTCCTTTAACTTTTGTGTGCCACGCTCCAGATCTGACGTATCAGCCTTTAATGATATTGTTGCTATATCTGCCATTTAAACTACTCATTGATTTTATGACCATAATATCAATATTGCTTATGGATGGTTATCTGGTAATTTGATCAGTGATGAGTGTTAAAAGGAAAGCTTAGCGCTTTCAGAAAACGAATAAAGGACCAAACGTCATCAGGTTAGTAGCAGCCCCATTTCCTTTGTACGGATATTTGACTTAATTAAATTCACGTCTAATATTTGTTCTGCTCAATAACGAGCATTACAAGGAGTTTTTATTATGGGTAAAAAACCCGGTGAAAACACAGGTAAAGATGGCGGTATCTATCGAGAAGTTGGACCTCGTGGCGGTTTAAAAAACAATTATGCCACAGTGAGAGACAACGAAAAGCTACCACCAACAACGCAATCAGGCAACACATGGGTTCTTGAAAAAAGAACACCAAACAGTAAGCGTCCTTAACCTGTTGTAATAATTAAAGCCGGCCTACGTCGGCTTTTTTGGGTTTAACACAGAAATCCACCATCCTACTAATAAGATGACAAAATGTTTCATTCGCGGCTCCTGTTTCAACGCTCACACCGACGCGGTAACAAATGTCGAACGCTATATGTGCGCATTCGTGAGCTAGAGTAGATAATTTACCGTTAAACACACCAATAATATGGAGTACACACTGAGTGTTAGTAACTGTATGACTTGCACCGTTAACAAAACTATCCCCACCATCAATGCCTAGTTTTTCATGTAGAGAGCGCCAATCATCCCAAGAGCCACAATAGATAATATATCCAGATTCAAATAAAGGCACCTTCATATGTCGATACTGCCTTAGGATTTTGTTCATATTCCTACCTTTACTATAAAATATCTCAAGCCTGATAATTGGCTACTTTCTCTTTCTGCTCACCAATCTGCGCTTACCACTGATTAGCATTTTATTTGTCAGTCATGCATTAACGTCATACTATAATGGCTCACTTCAATGAGGACATTGTAATGCCATCCAAAAAATACCTACTTGTATATGAAGCATTCGACAATACAAATGTATTCTTATTAAAAGGAAACGCTGCTATAAAAATAGAATCCGGAAAAGGTATTGAGGAAATATTGAATACCTTTACTGAAGTTGCCTGCTCTGAAGCTAGAAAAATTGATAAATATGCTAGACGAGTGGCGATAGTAAGCGTAATAGAACTTTAAATAGGTTTATTGCTTTACAAAAGCGCGACTATGGTCTCTTATGCATCACCTCTAACGCCTTAGCCTCCATAATGCGGATATCGCTAAAAACGGTCGCTCTATCTTTGATGTTGAGTAAGTCCATTATTTGGTTTAATGGGTTGTAATCCAAGCCTGTGATACCATTCATACCTACACGCCACTGTGTATTCATAGCTGAAAATACTTGATACGAATCCCAAACATCAGGCCACACCTCAACATCATCAATATCAGGCGGAAAGCCAAAAGCACGCTCGAACTCAGTCGATTCTTTTGAACTCATTCCGCCATACATTGCCTCGGCGACCGTTAGGAGTTTTTTTCGCGGTTACCTAACAGTTCGTTGTAATACGTTGATGAAATAGCACGAGAGGCTGAAGGGTAGTTATCTAACAATATGTTTAAATTTTCTTTGTTATATGGCTCTTCGATCGCCCAGTCAGCAATAATCTGCTCAAAGAACTCAGAAATCGGTTTTTCTCGCATTCCATCAAGCTCACTTACTGAGTGATGTTTAAATGTGAATGTAACTACTTCTGGCTTTTCTTTGCCGGCAACAGGAATTTTAACGTTAGCTTTGAAGGTTGGATTTGGGACGAGTGTAAATTTAGGCATTATCAGTCCTTAAAAAGCCCCTGTTTCGGGGCTGTTGTGAGTATTTATTGATTAAGATGCGTTGGTATAAATCTGCATTTCAGATTTAAGTGAGAATCGCGCTGTTACGTTTTCAACTTCGTTGATAGCAGTGTTTGGCACACGCTGGAATGAAATTGAAGCTGTGTAATAGCGATCTTCTTCTGCGCGTTTATTGAAGAATCGGATTGCAGTAACTTGCTTACTGTCGTCCAATTTTGTTAGCAATTTACGGATAGGCAGCTTAGCATCGTGAGCAAAGGTATAAACCTGTACAACACCATTTTTATAGGTATCGATAGTTTCTGCCTGCTCATCTTCAAGAAATTGAACCTCTTGAGTTTGCTGTTCCCCACCTTCTGTAGAAAGTGTCATTACCTGTGGCATGACTTCCCATGACAATACTTTCTTTAATGTTCCTGTACCGCCACCAGCAGGAAACACATTTTTATCACTTGTATCGACACCTTCTAAGGTGATTTTAGATTCAGCGACACTTGCAACACGGAAAGCACCCGAAGCTTTTTTCCAGCCAGATGTAACATGAACAATATCGCCTTTAGCAATGTCACCCACATCATCAACTGTTAGTACGGCTTCTTCGGCATTAGTTGCCTCGGTAATTTTAATTTCGTCATCGTATTTACTTGCGACGTAAACACGCGACCCATTAGGAATGTTATAGGCCATTGTTAACCTCTATTTTAGGTATAAAAAAACCGCAATTAAGCGGTGTTATCGGATTGCATTACATCGATAGGATGCACGAATAGGAATGGTATAATTTGTTTCATCTGAAATTGGAGGGAACTGGCTAGGCTCTCCGTTAATGTAGATACCCTCCCCTAATGTTAATCCATTTTCTAATCTGTTTTTAACGTCATCAGCAATAGTTGATATCTTAGCGTCCCCACCCCCTACTTTCCCAACTACGTTAATTTGGATAACACCACGATAAACAGGCATATCCAGAGATAACCCGATGTTATCCGTTTCTGCTGGCATGACATGGAGTTGAAGATAGGGAGCGTTAATATCATTAAAAGGAAGATTGGGCCATGCGATTTTTAGGTTTAAATCCTTGCCAATACTCGCCACCAGCTTTCGTATTTCAGTATTAATCGTTGACTGATTCATGATTTAGTTTCCGATACGGCAGAGTTGAAAAACTGACTAAATTCCTCAGCAGTCACAGCAACCATACCGTTAGGTGCTTGTTTCGAATGCCCCATTTCAAGGCGGTAAGCATAAGGCACATTGTTTGTGAAATAGATAGCTTTCATTCCTACCTTAAATTGTTCAATAACAACGTTGCCTAACGCCTTTGTCATATTGCCTGACTTATCTATGCGTCCCGTTTCGCCTTCCGCTGGAGCATCAAATGACACCTGCCAATTACCTCTAAACCGCCCCCCTGTATAACCAGGAGGAACATAAATATCCATAGAGCCATTAACACGAACACGCTTTTTTAATTGACGTCGCTTTGGTGTTAAATTATTAGGATCTTGTTTTAGATACTCATTATGTTCAAAAACTGCTTTATTGTAGTTTGAGGCAACCCTATTAACTTCCCATAGTTCAGGATTCCCAACGGGTGACATATCAACGAGCCTAGCAAGTATTTGAATACTGGTTTTTCTTACAACCGTTTCAATATCTGCATTGGATTTATCGATAAATAAGTTAATTGACCTCATAAACTGATCTGACATGTCACGCCCTCAGTTGAGACTGATAGCAGATAATAATATCAGCGGGTTTAACAGGATTCGGCTCATGAACGCGCAACCAAACGCCATCGATAAGCAGCTTATCCCCTTTCTGAATATCAATGTCTGGAGGAAGTATCATTTTAATATCCGTGGAGAGAATAAGTGTTCCGTCGATTTCGTGAGGTTTATATTGCGTTTTTACCCCGACAACAGAAAATAACGTTTCTGGCTCAAAGTGTTCCTGCCCCTCATCATCAACCCAATGCTTACCATCACGCTTAGCCTGATAGGAAACGCCATATTTTTTCAACATCCTTAATGCTGTGCTCTGCCCACGTTGATAAATGTTCATGGCTACCTCATTGCAAATGTATTAATGGCAAATCCATCCGAGACATCAATCAAGCCAGACAATAAACCTTTTAACCAAGGAAAGTTTGGTGCGCCAGTATTAGTGCCTTCGGCATATTGCACAGTAATAGCGCCCTCAATTCGCTCTGAGGTGATTTCAGCGCCTAACGTGGGCTGTAGGTCATTTTCTACTGATTCAATCGCTAAACGGCATTGAGCTTGGATTAATTGCTTTGGTATCTGATCGCTTGGGATGGCAACACCGTCGCGAGATAGCCCTGAGCGAGGGAAAGATAAAGGTTGATTTGGGTTAGTTCGTTTACCTAACCATTTTTGCGATTCAAGATAATCCATCGCCGTAATTAGTAATGCCTCTAATCCACTATCTGCCAAAGTGATATTTCTATCCTCAGCGTATTTCTTCAAATCATCCACACTTGCGTAGCTATTAAATATTGGAGAGTTCTTATCAGGATCAATCATGCTCACCTCAAAAAAAAGAGGGGCACAAAGCCCCTTAAATTACTCGTCTGGAGAAGTTTTTTCTGTGAATGTAATTGCATCAGTATTTTGTGCAACACCATCAACAGTGGCTGTGACAATAAATTCACCCTGTGAATCAGAAGTTAATTTCACTGTCGCACCACCAGCTTTGCCCGTCTTAGATGAAGTAACGCTTAATTTACCACCTGTTGTAGACCAATTAACGGTAGCTCCTTCGACTGGAGAGCTGCCCTTGGTGTAATTAAGAGTGATCGTTACTGTATCTGTACTGTCAGCGATAGCGGACGTTTTATCCGCTGACAGGGTTACTTTCCCTCTTCGGCAGTCAGTTTAATCATGACGCCAGCGGTTAATTTGTTGCTAGTGAAATGCTTCTTCCAGTTACCTGCGGTGCCTAACTGTGTTAAATCAGGGTTTTTTCCTTTTGATTCATCCCAGCTATAGCCCAGAACGCCAACGTTAACCACGCCTTCACCACGATAACCAACTTCCAAGTTCTCCTTGTCATTGATTTCATAAGATCGGAAAGTCGGCTCTTGGGATTCAGTGATAGTCACAGCACCCGGCACTAAACCAAAGATGGCATCTACTGGCGCTGTATCCGTTACCAGCACAGGCTTACCTAATGTGCCTGGCTGTCCACCGTAGATAACCACACCCGCTTCTTCATACACTTTGTTGTCAATGGCCTGATCAACAATATCGAAGTAGGTGGTTGAGTGCATAACAAACAGATTTACACGGTTAAATTTATCGCCGTATTTGCGTAAACCTTTGGTCAGCGTTTTCTTGCCATCGGTCGCAATATCAGCCGTCACCACCATTTCTTTGTTATTGCCGATTGCTGCACCCAGCGCAGCTAAAGAGTATTTAATGTAACCCTCTAGTGAAGCATCTGCCGCATCCGTACCCACCAACTCAGAAAACTCCGATACATCACGCCCACGGCGTTTAAATGCTTCTTCTGTCGTTGCATAAGGACCATATTTCCAAGGTGCTTTTACATCAACAGATTCGCCCGCGCCGATTTTTTTGTTCTCTACGGATGCTGTAGAGTTTACATCACGATGCTCAATCGAACCGCCGATATGATAAAAGGCACGCTTACGGAAGTCCCCCTCGATAAACAAGTTATCCAGCACAATTGCGCCGTTTGATGCCTGATTAAATACTGCTAAATTATCTTGACGGCGTTCTAAAAACGCAGTTTGTGCTAAATCGTTATAAATTACTAAATCATTATTAGTCGTCGTAGCCATTGCTTATATTTCCTTACTCTTTTGGAAGTTTTAAATATGCGTCACGCCCGTATCGGCGAATATAATCAGCCTTGTCACTAGCGGACATTTGAGAGCGTTTAAAATGCGCACCACCTTGTTTATGTTTCCCTGCATCTGTACCAGAGGCTGCGGGGAATAAGTGAGGAGCACTTTCTTTTAGGGATTCAATCCATTCAATAGGTGATAATGGCGTACGACCATCTTTACCCATAATTGGATTGCCATCTTCATCAACGGCTACGGCCTGACCTTCATCGTTGATCTGAAAAATGCCTTTGGCACGTAAAATTAAATCTTCTTGAGCGCTGGTTAATGCGCCCGCTTTCCCTGCTGCGGAACGAATTTCATCGCCTAACACACGAGCACGGAATTTATTTGCAAACGCCTCTGCCTTTTCAGCTTTAGAGCTTGCTTCTTTTAACTTCTTGTCGAAATCACCACGCAAACGCTCAGTACGCTTATTGAGAACCTCGTCAATTTTGCCATCTGCAATGAGTTTAGCTTCTTCGTCATTCTCAAAGCGTTTGAGCATTCCCTTCACAGTGTCGGGATCAATACCTTCAAAGCGTTTCAAGTTATCGCCTTGCTCCTTGAGCTTGCCGAGTAACTCACTGTTTTTAGCCTTTAGCCCTGAGACCTGCTTATCGATGATGGCTTGAATCTCTGGGGTGATTTCTGGTACTCCACCCCCTCCACCTTGCGAACTATCATCAGCCTGTGAATAGTATTTGCGTTCGATATTCATAAATAACATGTTATTCCCCTTGGGATTGAATGCGCCTAGCGCGTTGAATTAACTCAGCCCTAAGCTGAATTTAGGTAATAAAAAAGGCCGCATAAGCGACCAGTGTTAGTTTGATTTTAATCCGCGACTGATAACCCGAACCGTGTCACCGACTATCGTTGTAATGTAAGCATGATCTGTTCGTTTAATATCAAATAATGGGATGGCGTCTTTCTTTGTGTGTTCAACCCGCGCCACGATATCTTTATTTTCTGATTCAGGATAAAACTCTAAGCGGTACATATCTCCTAAGCAGTGGACTTCTTCCACTTTACGTCCTTCACGTTCAGTAATTAATTTAAGTGCGTACATAGTTATATTCCTTAGTTTTTTAAGCAACAAAAAAGGCCACCGAGGTGACCTTGTTAAATGGTTTATTGATTAGCTATATCCAGCCTCTCTAAATGCTTGCTTGTCTATCTCCCTGAGCTGTTCGAGAGAAATAAACTCACCTTTGTCCGTGTAAAATTCGGATGGATGCATACCGCCCTCTTTCATCAACCTGAACCTTGTCTCTCCAAATACCTGTCGCTGTCGCCACTCAGGTTGTCGCTGTATCCAATCAAGAAAATTAGTATCCGCTGGCACTTGCCCGTCCATTGATGCTCTCGTTCCTGCATCCATCTCGTCTAAATCAATGCCTAATTCACGCCATGATTTGGTAACCAATGTTTCTGTTGAACGGCAATTGAAGTGGATTTTTCCTGGGCCTTGTAGGTAAGGAACTTTATGACCAATAGGCTTACCTTCCAGCGTGTATTTCAGTCTGTCACGAATAATACAATCGTGAGATGTTTTATTATCGAGGGTAGATAACCACTGTTTACAATCAAGAATGTCTTTATTGGCACCAGCAAACTGATCTCGCGCTGTTGCTTGTAAATGGCTAATGGCAGTTTTAGCTATTGTCGTCGCATTAGCTCGGCTTAGTTGCAATATGCCATCTTTATAACCTTGGTTTGCATGTCCTCTGATTTTACGTCCGATTTCTACCGCGCTATCACCATTTAAATAACCATTACGAACAGCGTTATTTATGCGTGTCATGCGATCTGACTCTAACCCATCAGCCCATTCAGAAAGTAATTTCCCTTGAAATGGGCGAGACATGACTGAGGAAAATAGCATTTCCTCTGTAATGCTCATTAGTGGATATTTGCGTAGAACAACATCAGGTAGTAGAGAATCAAAAAGGGATGGGTAATAACCAGCCTCATATAATGCATGCGCTCTCATTTCTTCCGTTAGTAGCGAAAAAGCGCTATCAACAGCTCGCTTATTAATACTTCTAACGCTGGACAGCAACGACTCCAATCGCCTTGCAGTGAAACTATTAACATCGATGGAGGTATCATCTAAAGACACTATAAGTGAAGCAGTTAATTCAGCATCAAACTCATTAAGTGCCTTTATCATGCGTCTAGCCACCCCTGTAGAATAGCGACCAGAAAACAGGGAGTGAGCAATCAATTCATCCATTAACCGCTCATTCACTGATCTCATGTCTCACCTACCATTGTCGGCTCTTGATTATTAAGCTCATCCACCACCACATCAACATCATCAGCGGGGTCGATAACATCATATTTCTGCAAACTTCTCACTAAGTCAGATTTACGCGTTGCGCCAGATTGCCATGCTGCGACGATTTCACGGATCATCGAACTATCGGCAATGTGATTAACGAGGTCTTTGTTAATCTCAAACGAAATGCCTGCAGTATCTAAACCTAAGTATTCAGCACACCATATTAGCGATTTACTGCATGCATCGGAAACATTAGAGCAACAGGTGCTCAGGATAGAGGTTTGTGCGTTCTGTTCACCGACAGACTGAATAACCGTTTTAACTTTGCTATCAGCAGAAACCAATTGAGCACCGAGCGCAACCATATAATCGCGTTTACTGTCCATTGCTTCTTTTGCCAGCATGTTAGGTTGAGCCTGAGCGTAACCAAAGAAACCTTCTTTTGGCAACATAATTGGCGAGCGAGAACCAACCATAACGCCTTTCTTTTCTAGATAGTCACGCCATTCTGTTCCTAGCCCACCTAGATAAGGTTGTATTTGCCCACAGAAGAAAACAGAATCTTCATAATCAGCAGAGTTTCGATAATGCCCTAGGTTGATTTTTGCCAATCCTAGAAGTGGGGCTTCATCAATAGTGTGATCATTATTCTGTGCACCAATAAATGTAAATGGAATTTCATTCCACACACCGTTACCAGCACGCGCAGGTATATACTCAGAAGAAATTTCAAAAACGCTACTTCCACTGGGCTTGCGATACACGCGGCAGATAAACTTACCTTCTTCTATCGCTAATACTCGGTATTGAATTGCATCTTTAAATCCAAATCCGTCCTCTTCTTCAATTGTCTCTCGCAATACCACCAGCGTTAACATCGTGCGCCCATTAATCCGCGCTGTACGCCAATTAATGATATCTTCAGCTCGATATTGAAATATGTACGGAAGTTTAGAATCACTATTGTAATCAACATATAGCCCGTGTCGCCCTACCTCTAATACCGACTCAAGCGAGGACTGAGCGAGTTGATAAATACTTGAGCCCGCACCATCAGCATCATCTTTTAAACACGAAAGCTTTTCGACAACAGCAACTAAGGGATCTTTTTTAAATGCCATGCCTATCATACCGTTACGGGTGTTACCTGTTATTGGGTAAAACACAGCACGGTCCTGATAGTCTTTATTGCGTTTCCTTTTGCGTTTGCCATCTTGTTCTTCAAGCTCAGGAAGATAGCTTTTTATGTCCTCACCACCTCGACAAACAGAGCGCACTAACTCCCACTGAGGAGCAGCCGTTTTATACTCCGGTCGAGTGAAATCTACATTTGTTGTACTCATCAGAAGGTTGTTCCTAGGTTAATTTCGAATGCTGGACGCTTGGTATTTCTGCGACTCACCGCAAAATACCTAAATCCGTCAGCATCATGCGACGTGTAATCGTGAAGCGGTTTATCTTTCCAACAGCCTCGCTTGTCATCCCACTCTTTACGATAAGCTTCTAGATGAGCAATGCCTTCACTACATTTATGCTCATCAAACACGCAAAGTGGCAGAATTTCACGTACTGCCTCGATACCTTCATCAACTGAAAGCTTCGGCACTACTTCAAATCGGATTGAGTAAATTTGTCCGTCGATTTCGTACCCCTCACGCGCTAATTCACGCCGAGATTTCGCATCCGAGCCAAACTCACGGTTATCGATATCATGAGGGCCATTGTGACTTGCATATGTGTAGCCTTTGTCTTTCAGTACTTTCATGTAGTGCCGTAGACCTTCACCACTGTTTGAGTAGTGGTCTATAATGTGGAACTCCTCGCCCACTTCACGAATAAACCAAATTGACGTTGAGTCACCCACACCAATATCCCAGTACGTGTGAACCGGTAAGTGCGAGTTATCAGGAAGTGTGCCAATGCGTTTATTTTCGTACAGGAAGCGGAACTGCTTGGCGTAGTAAGCGCCTTCAACCGATTGTTGGAATGCCTCAGACGGTATTGACGGGTATTCCCGTTTCATATCGTCGCCAAGCGTTTTCTCTTTGGCGTAATACCATGCTTTCTGGCGCTCGTTTAATTGAACACCATGTTTGCTGGCTATCTCATCAAAGTAATCAACTAACCGCTGGGGTAATGGCTCAACAGGGTTAATGGCATACTCTGGATTCTTCCACCATGAGAAGAAAAAGAACTTCCAGTCTAGGTTAGAGAGAGTCTTATTCTGAATTTGCGCTTTCTCAGCAGACTGGCAATAATCGAAGAAATAACCTGCTCGACCCTCCGCTGTGCTTTCAATCGTCGTAAAACAATCGCTTGATACCGCCTCAAATGCGCCAGTGACAATCTCACGGGCTTTCTCTGGATACTTAGCACATATCTTACCGAACTCAGAAACGTGCAAATAACGGAGTGTACCGCCACGAAATGACGTGCTGATATAAAGCGAGCCGCCTTTGCTAAACACCAACTCACCAACCGCATCATTACTCGCTGGGTTAGCCGCTTTGATTTCATCGGGTAGCTTGTCATAGGCATACTTTATCTTTTCCCTGAATAGTCGCTTAGCATCGTTAAGTGTGTGGGCTATCAATGCACATTTAGCCGCCTCAAATAACGCTGCGTCTAATTGGATAATGCAGACTTCTGTAGTAAAGCCAAGCTGACGAGCTTTCAGGATAATGTTTCGCGTGTGCATCCCTTCAAAATATTCGAGTTGCTCAGGCGTCATTTTAAATCGAACTGGCTTACCTTCTTTGTTTGTGATCCAGTAGAGGTGATTCAATCGCCAGAGCTTATCTCTTAATAATGCAAGATGTTCTGGCCTCATGATTATTCCTTAGATAAGTCGTCCATTAGTTCTGATAGCTGACTAGCTGTCTTATTCGGCTGAACATCATCAAGGCCGTATGCTTGACGCTCAAGCCCAACCAAGTTTTTGAGTGTTTCACTTAATGCTTTGGCTGACTTAACGCGCTCAGGGAGAGATATGATTGAATGATAAATTTCATTGAGTTTATCGCGTCCGTTATCATCAGGACTAAACATTAACTCGCCAAGTTTTCTTAAGGCTGGCACATCAGCACATTCAGCAGATAGTTCATCAAATAAGTTGTTGGTTAATTCTCTAGCCCTTCGAATATCGCCTCTATGCTCCATGCGGACATTAGCGATAACCTCGGCATTAGCCTCAATAAGTTGCCGTTCTGAAATAGCCTTTTCGGTGGCAACCAGACTGGCAACCTCCCTTTTGGCAACCAAGTTTTCAGCCCTAGCCTTAACCTTTGCCTTTAAATCTCGCTCCCATCCTTCTTTCTTGGCACGCTTACTTATCGCCTGATGGGTTATCTCGTATTGAGAGGCTATTTCCCTTATGGACATCACGCCAGCTCGGTAAGCCGACTCGATGGCCTCCCAATCTGGTCTTTTAGCCATATCCATTCCTTAAATAAAAAAGGCCGCTAGGGCCTATTTGGTTTTCTGTTTGTTGACTAACTTGCCTAACTCGCGCTCGACGATTTCAGCAACTATTCTCCCATCATCAACTCTTCCACAGTGTAAGTATTCAAGTGATTGCTGTAATTGACGATAGAGAATGGATAAGTTTGCTTTTTCTTGTTTGGTCATACTTTCTCCTTAGCGAACTTACTCGCCCACACTTTGGCAATATGTAAGCAGTCGTCAAACATTCGCCCTTTTCTACTTGCTTGAGAGCTTCGGCGATAATGATCTACCGCCATGTAACTTGCTCTACGACAAACAGGTAAAGAAAAGCCGAGCTTTTTTAACTCGGCTAGTACGTTCTGCTCTATGAATTGTTCGTGGTTCATGCTGGCTCTTCTCCATCTGGAAATTCGCCCATATCAGGCAAGGTTAATTGTGATAGTTCTTTAATTGCCTTCTTCGCTTTGCGTATTTTCTTTAAGTGACGCTTGCGTAAATTCATTAAGTCACTACCTTTCCTGCCAAAGTTCTCGAACGACCAGTTATCGGCTGCTACTAATCTATTTTGCATCTCATTGATAGTCAGGGTTTTAAGCTCATTCATGTCAAGGTTTGCTAACCCTGTTTGTGGTTTTGACTCTTTTTCAGCTAGATCAAGTAACCATCGACGCAAGGATTTCGCTACATCTGTATTAGCTAACATTCCGATTAGATGTGCACCTCTAACAGAGAAGATCCTGACCTTTTTCTTACGTAAGTTGTTGTTTATTCCATTGGTCATTGTTTCAGTGACCATTGTCATATCATCAGAAAACTCGTCTTTGTTGGCGTTATATAGATTGGTTACTGACTTCTCATTTTTGTATTCGAGTAGCTTAGCCATCTGAGAGCTGGTAAACCAAATCTTATTATCACCATTATCAAATGGAGTAATTTCATTACCTTTGAAAACTAATGATTTGCTCATGGTGTAAATCCTTATAGAAAAGCGAACCTGTTCACCAGAAATAACCGCCCCACAGAAAACACCATTAACGGTTTTTCTCAGGTTCGACTTTCTGTAAGGTTCTGTGAGTGTTTTTAATTGCGCGGTGAATGCACAGAATGAAATGCGTAGAGTTCGCAGCTTAGCGATACACTGCCAAGCCACTTCTAGTCTGTTCCTAGCAGTCAAGATATGATCACTCTCCTTAATGGATAAACGACTTATCTAATTGCTGATATATATATTTACTTAAGCTATACTAAGTAATTATCACTATACTTTGATTAATATCCTGTTAGTTTGCCCATGCACCCATGCTGGGCTTTTTTTTATTCCATGCATTCTTGTTTGATATAATCCTGCAACCCTTTAATCATCTGTTCTGACTCTGCAATTCGCTCTCTGAGTAACCAATAATTTCGGATAGCGGTGTCAGTAGGTCGGGCGGTGGTTGCATAAGCCAAGCTGGTGGAGGGAGTGGTTTTGACTTTGGGACACTCGGCTTTGATGTACACCCGCTCTGGATGACGCTCACTAATATCACGCAAGTGACTAATTTCATTCTTAGCATTCGCTAGCTCCTGCGTATATTGAATATCCAGTTGGTTTAATCGCATTATGCGTGCTTGGTAATCAGTATTAATAGACTTCTGTTCTTCGAGAGCCACTGTCAGTTTTTTGTTGGTATCTATCAGTAAATTAATCCTGTTAGCTTGCCAGCTAATCATCCAATAGCTACCCACAATAATGCCTACCATCGCGATGATGGCATAGAGTTTCCCGTATTTCATGATTAGTACCGATGATGTGAGAGTGCAATCTGACAACGTTTTTCTAAACTAACGTGATCTTTAGTACATGAGTTATCAATCGAGAGATAAATGCCACCAGCGACTGTAATGAATAATGCAAGGATAAAGCCGATAATGACGATTAAAGGTTTCCATGACATAGTGCTGACTCCGCCTCTCGACGACTGACAAGCCCTCGCCAAACCTTTCCACCCGCATATACCCAACGTTTAATTTCTTCACAGGCACCCGTTCTATCACCTGCATTTAGTTTCTTGAGTAATGTTGAGCGAGCAAATGCGGTAGCACCCACATTAAAAGCAAAGGAATATAAAGCAGCTTTAGTGTAGTCATCGAGTGGTACTTTGATTAATGCATCGACTTGCTGTTGTGTCTTAATAAAATCGTTTTGTAATAACGCATCACATTCTTGTTGTGTGTATGTCTTACCTTGAATGATGTCGTTTCCAGTGTGGCCATAACAAACTGTTAGAACACCCGCCACATCACGATAAGGCTCATAACGTACACCTTCAAAATGGGCTATTACTACTAACGCGATGGCTGTTGCTCCTGCTGTTGTTATCACCGCTATTTTCTGTTTGAGAGACATTAAATATCCTTTGGCGCTTTCACCATTAATTCAGCAAGCTTTTTTAAGGTTTCGGTCGGGTTTTGTGGGTCAACATGACGAACAAGCTTTTCAAATAATTGAGTGCGTTTTCGTTGTTCTCGACGAGTCATAAAGTAAGTGGCTAAACCGAGAACCATGCTGAACGCCATCCCGATAACAAATCCCCATTCATATAACGAAAGACTGGCAAAAAAGGCCGTTAGGCCTGCTGTTCCATAAGTTACATTGGTTAATTTTTCCATACGCATAGTCACCCCCAGAGGAGTGTCCGTTGATGATTAGTGTGAAAGTGTTAAAAAAATTAGGCGGGGATTGATACTTTAAGTGCCTTTAATAAACCTTCAGGCAACTGTTCTTCCAGTGACGCATTAGAAACAATCACAAGACCATACATAGATATCCATGTATTCGTTTGTTGTAAGTGTCCTTGAATAAATTGCTTCGCTTTCTCTAACAAATAAACACAACTCTCTTGTGTGTTTTTGCGCCAATAGGATTCAATCGCCACCAGCAATGGAGCACCAGCATCACTAATTTTTTGCAAGCCGATTCGATATTGCTTTTTACCTGCGGAAGATGTCGTGCAAATTAATTGTGTCAGTTGTTGAGTTTCACCATCAGCCGTATGGATATTCGCCGTTAAAATGATGGAGGTATTCTTTTCACTGTCTGTTTCTGAGGCATAGTGAAGACTAAACTGTAATTCGCTTATCTCTTTTGACATAACATTTACCAATTTATTTAGTTAATAAGGTGCCGACTCACAGCTCTTGTGTGAACGTGATAACGAGGGTGATTGATTCTGTGGTCGGCATATACGAAAAAAGACCGCCTAAGCGATCTTTAAGAAATTTATAACAGATTAAGGTTGAACTTCCTTATCTACTCAGCATCATTTTCTTTAGTTAAACAATAACGCAAATTTTGTCTAATCGCTTCAATTGACCAGATCCAAAAAGCGGTTCCAACAAACTCAGAAATTAATGCTTGATAACCTGCTGTCCAAAGCCAGCCAGACAATCCTAGTAGAGGTACGACTAAACCATGAGCAAAAACAGAAACGCCAATACCAAAACAAATACCGTGTAATAATTTAACCTTTGGCAAGAATTCAGCAATAACACAATATGTCACAGCGATAACTATTGAGAATAATATATGAACACCATTACCGCCCCAATTAATACTATATCCCATCCAATGATAAGTCATAGTATCTATATTTAATCCAAGCTTTTCGAGTAAGACGACTGGCGGGGGTGTCGTTTCAAGTGTTCTCGGGGGAATTAGGTCTTCAAAACCAGATTTAACTAAAGCTGAAAAGATACCCGCTATAATACCAACATATATTGCTATACCAATATGCCTAGAACTTTTTTTCGTTAACTTAAACAAATCAATCATTATATATACTCGCTCTATAAATTGAATATTATGAGTATAGTAGAGATAAGAATACCTGTTTATTATTTTAATTATTAGTTAAACACTGCAGGTTTATTCTCATAGGATAACAATAAATTTCATCTTAAATATAAACAAACAATCAATGAAAACGAAAAACTTCCAACAAATTTTTTAATTAATAATTATAAATATATTTTAAAAAAACAAAACCCCGCCGAAGCGAGGTTTGAAATACTTACATTTATAATATTATATAAATATTGCATTTAATTTATAGAAAAAAACGGAGTTTTGCAACTTTTTTAATCAGCTTAAAGCGCTAATTTTGAATAGCGAATCTCTATCTAATTGATAGCAACAATCTAATAAACAAATCCAATACAGTTTATAGCTCTTTCGCCAAGCATCAGCACTGACGCCCAACAATTCAGCGAGCTTAACATCCGTATATTTTTTTGCTGTTTGATTAATTTCTGCTTTTACCGCCTGAATGGCTAGTAAGGTAAGAGATTGAAGTCGTTGCTTAACTTTTTTCGTTATCCTTTTTTTACTATTTAATCGCTGAAACTCATGCCAAATATAGGGAACAATGAGTATTTGCTCACGATAATATTGATAATCACCATAGCAATAGAGTAACCATAAGCGCATTTCGTTAGGCAATTGATGAATACCTCTGCGCCATGATGAAGTGCGATAAGTAACTTCATTAATTAATGGTTTTGATTTTCCTTTGGCATGTTTTTGCTTAATTTTGAGTGGATGTGAGGGGAGTCTGTATCGAGACTTTCTTTCACCCGCATAGCGTATTGGGTTTCTTTTAAACCTATCGGTTACAAGTATTGCTTGTTCCTCCATGGCACTTAACGGCCCATTTTCTATAATACAAACATTCATCAACGCTGTACTTACTCGCTCGCGTATCCACTCAATATTCACTATCGCACCTCTTGGATAATTATCTGCCCCCTTTTTCCCCACACTTTTGTTACCCGCCCATCCCATACACGTGAATCATCGTCAAAAATAGCATCAAGTAATGCTTTTTCGAGATTATCTTTATCCGGTTTTTGTTGATGGGGTTTACCGTTCATTTCGGAGCGTTTAGTTTTACTCCAACTCTTCGGCATGGGTAGAATGAATGTAATGTGGTAATGTGATTCAGGTAGGGTGATTTTGTTTAACTTTACTTCGTCCTTAAACGCAAAATACTTTAAAACTGGGGGACGTTTTTTCCATTTATCAGCCTGAGTCATCCTTGGTTTAGGTACTGGTTCGATATTAAAGACCTTCACACGTTCAACTTCCCTTCTTGGATCAATATGGCTTGCGTTCTCAAAACACCTTCTAGATGACATTGTTTTGCATACTCCATATCCGTAAATCGTGTTCGTCTATCAACTTCATCGTGACATGCACTACAAGCCCAAGCGCCAAATAAGTCATGCGATTTTATTCCGACGCCACAAAGACCTGACATTCTGTAATGGGCTAAAACAACCGTTTCAGAGTTACCATTACAAACTGAAGGTATTCTAATCTGACATTCACGCCCTTTTGCCTCATTGCGTAAATTCATCATGAGCCTCCTGATTACTATTTTTTATCACTTTAAAATAAAAACGATCATGTTATTAACTGAAATAATCATCACTATTTCCTATTCTTCTTGCTTTCTTTTCAAACTCATATATTCAGAATTACGAGGAATGATGATCGGAATTCCCTTCTCAATGCACCATTGTTCATGTTTCTCCATCATGTAAAGCATCCTTGCTTTATCCATCTTGCTGGTTTTTTCACGCTCACCGTTTTCATTGCGCCCTAACCAATGTCCAACGAAATATTCATGCGTTTCTTCATTAGTAATGGGCTTTGATAAAACGATTTCACCGAAGCCATTTTTAATATCGATAACAACGCCACGTGCACGTAACCACTCGCCTGTGGTTTCCATCCACATACGCCATGTTTTATTCATTGGTATGGTTCTTAAATCACGCCACTCGGTGATTTTGATGCGATAGCGTTTACCTGTTGTCACGATTTCGGAGAGCACTTTGAAAATACTATTGAGATTGGATTTATGGAGACAAATATCATCTGTCACGAGGTCTCCTTTTTACTTTCATGAGTTAAAACGATTTTTCACAATACCTTTTAGGCTCTCGTTTCGGTTGAGCGCGATAAGCAGCCATATATTGATCAACCGGTGTAATACTCAATCCTTGTTGATCAACATACACCGTGCCTGTTTTACCGTGTCGATTGAGCCTTAAAATCATCTCGGTCAGCGTTTCATCCGCATTATCGTGGTACACCGCATCACGATAAATGCCTAACCAATAATCACAATCTTGCTCGATTTGTCCTGTGTCTCTTGAATCACTTGGTACGGGACGTTTGTCAGCCCTGTTTTCTAATCCCCGATTCAGTTGTACAAGCAACACAACCACCGTATTGAGCTCTTTTGCCAATATCTTTAGCCCCTTAGTGATTTCACCATAGGCAATATCATTACGGTCAGCTTTTCCCGCTTGCATCAAAGTGAGGTAATCGACACCAATAAACCCAATATCACCGACTTTGCGTTTGATTTTCCGACTTTCAGAGCGTATATGCTGTAAGGACATGCCTGGTGTATCATCCACCCAAATATTGGGCTCATCTTTAAGGCGACCGATGGCACTGCAAAGCCTATCCCATTCATGCTCTTCTAATTTTTGGTAAAATTTATCTGAATTAATTTGGGTTTGTTGGGCTAGTGTCCGTTCAACAAGCTGTTTATCCGTCATTTCCATGCTGAACAACAATACAGGCTTACCTTGTTGTGAGACATTTTTTGCCATTTCAGTGAGAACGGTTGTTTTCCCCATCTTTGGACGAGCACCAATCACGAACAGTGAGCCTATGACAATCTGTTTTGGGCTTAATAGGCGGTCAAAATCTTTAAATCCCGTTTTTAATCCTCGATGTTTCTCTGGGTTATCTTGTCGGTCACAAATGTCAGTAAAAACATCATCCAACACGTCATCAATTCGGCGTAATCCTGTTTTTCTCCCCATTTTTCCAAACGACGTAGCTTCATCAAGCAAGCGTTGTGCCTGTTCAATTTTATCCGTAAAACTTAACTCACTTGGCACCATCATGAGCTTTTGAATTTCAACCGTCTTTTCGATAACAAAACGCTGTGCGGAACACTCTCGGATTTTTTTCGCATAAGCCATAATGTTAGCAATACTCGGTGTTTCTCTTGCCATCTCAGCAAGATAGGCAAAACCACCTGATTGATTAATTCGCCCTTTTGACTCCAGATAATCCGTCACCGTCATGATGTCTATTGGCATACGTTGGGTATACATTTCTCGTAGAGTGAGATAGATAATTTGATGGTGTCGGGCATAAAAATCTTCAGGCTTTAGCAGTGAGAAAATTGATTGCGCATTATCACTTTGCGGGTCGAGCAGGAGTCCTCCAATAACATTTTGTTCCGCCATCAAATTATTCGGAACTTGGTTCATCACAGTGCTCCCTCCCTTGTTTTGAGTACCGTCTCAGGTCTGAGTAAATAATCAAAATTCGCTCGCCAACCCCGATTATTTTCTCCGAAATACCAAGCACTCGCCGTTTCCATAAAATAATCAAAATAATTTTTAGCTGATTCGACTGTGGGCTCTTTAAGCTCTTTCAGGAATTTGGATATTGCTCTTTTGCGTTTGTCATTCAGTGATTCGGCATTGGGTAATCTATCCCCTGCTGATTCGTTGAAGGCTTGCATGATTTCCTGATAAGGAATTTTAGTTTGTCGATTAATTGAAATCTGCTTTGCAGGTTTCAAGTCGTCAGACGATAATTTTTTAGGGTTAATTGACTGGTTAAAAGACTGACTGGTTCTGGGTAAAAATTTTTGACTACCCCCTAGTCCAACCGTTTGACTACCGTGGTCAAATTCTTTGACTACCTCTGGTACAGAATTTTGACTACCGTCATCAAGAGATTTAGCCTCCAAATCCAGAATATATAAATTGGAAGTATGTCCCTTATCTGTTTTTCGCGTAACTTTACGAACAAACCCTTTTTTACATAGACTTTTAATGTGGTTTATCGCACTTTGACGGCTAATTTCGCAATGACGTGCAATAGTTTCATAAGAAGGAAAGCACTCGCCTTTATCATTGGCATTATCGGCAAGTTTCAGTAGCACCATTTTTTGTGCTGTACTCCCCACCTGTAATTGCATGGCTTTTGCCATTAGAAGCATACTCATTTTCGCTCTCCTAATAACTTATCCCGATGTGCTTTCCTTAATTTTGCGTCTTTCAATGCTTCCTTTAAACGCTGACAACCCAGTGGGGTTATTTCTTGTAACAACCTATTTTCCATGATATTTTTATGCTCATCACAGCCATTAAATTCATGATTTATTCTTTGTCTCATGGTATAATTTCTCCATTCCAAAGCTGTATCAAAAAAGGGAAACCGAAGTTTCCCCTTGTGATAAAAACTGGATATTGATACAGTGTATTTGTACGTTAAATGGTGAATTCCATTGAACAACACGCCTCGTTTGTTGCCGCAATCGAGGCGTTTTCTTTTATTTTCATTTGAGAAAGTTCACCCATTTGTTTCCACAAAAATCGGTACTCTTCTTCTGAGATTTTTCGTTCTCCTTCCATCACAAAATCAATAATTCCCGATGCGACAAGCGTTTCGCATATTTCAGGATATTTTTCAGTTCGACGTAGGATAGTTGAATCATGAACACCTAACGTTCTAGCCACGGCAGACTGAGTTTTATTTCTCAATGCTTGTAATGCTGAAGCTATTAGGTGGTTAGAGATAAATTGATTGAATTGTTTGCGTGTATTTGCGCATTCCATTGTTTAAAGTCCTTATGAGTTAACTAAGGGACAATAATGATCCGTGACTCATTCCGTATGAGTTGATATTGGGGGAAGAGTTGTCGCTTTATCAGCGACTCCGTAGCAGTCAAGAACCCTGCGGTTGTTAAAGAACGTGGTGAAATCAAGCTACTTTTGGAGGGAAAACGTCGTCTAAAGAACAATTTGCCCCTAATTTTTGTAATGCTTCAACAATAGCTCGGCAGTCATTTAAGCTAGGAGTTCTAATGTTTAACTCATAGTTAGCAATTCGTGACTGCCCCCATCCTATTGATGAAGCTAAAACAGCTTGAGAAATTCCCAGTTTTTTTCGCTGTTCTGCGATATTGTTCATGTGTGTATCCTCCTTGTTTATTCCAATATTACACACAATATGTGATTAACTGTCAACCACAAAACGTTTAAATACATTTATCACGGTTTGTGTTAAAAGGTATACATGAAAAAAGTAAATGAAGTTATTGGCGAAAGGTTAAAATCCATTCGTGAATCAAGAGGGCTAAGTCAAGCTCAATTAGCTAAATTGTGCGGCTACTCTGCTGCGTCCAGAATAGGAAACTATGAGCTTGGAGAGCGCAAGATTAGCGCTGATGATGCGATTGTTATAAGTGAAGCTCTTGGTATATCACCTGCCGAATTAATGTTTGGCAGTCAAAGTGAGCAAGTGATCAAAAATTATGAATACCCTCTATTCACAAAGGTACAGGCCGGCGCTTTCTCAACAGAATTTAACTCATACACCCAGAAAGATGCTGTGTCGTGGATACCTACAGCTAAGAAAGCTAGTGAACGTTCTTTCTGGTTAGAAGTTGAAGGTCAATCAATGACAGCACCACCAGGAGGCAAGCCAAGCTTTCCAGAAGGAATGCTTATCTTGGTTGATCCAGAGGAAGAAGTTGAGTTCGGAGATTTTTGCGTCGCGCGTTTACTGAATGATGAATTCACATTCAAACGATTGATTAGAGATGGTGGAATTGAGTATCTAGAGCCATTAAACCCTCGCTTCGATCTGATCCCTATTAACGGGAATTGCACAATCATAGGTAAGGTAATCAAATCACAATGGCCTGACGACACGTTTTAGGAGGAAATATGGCGTTTAGTAATATTGAGATAGCAAATATTAGACGGTGTATGGAATTTTTCATGGAAAAGCGTCGCCCAGCAGAACACCTAAGGGATGAATTAGATTTACAGTATCGCATCGAGGACGACTCAGTAATTATCTTTGAAATTAGGCAACTAATATGGAGTGATGGCAGAGTAGAAGAACCTATAGCAAAAATCACACATAATAGATATTCGAATTCATGGTCTCTGCTTTGGATGGATAAAAATAGTAACTGGCACAACTACGATGAAATAATGCTAGGTAGTTTCTCTGACGCCATTAGGCTCGTTGAAGATGATGTGCGAGGTTGCTTTTTTGGGTGACGACACGTTTTAGAGTGTGGTTGGTGTGATGCACTTGGAATAATAGGTATAACCGAATTGATATTTTATTTAATCAAACACATACTTATCTTAATAACATAGCGAATAATACATCAAGGCATGCAATGGCTCAGGCATTTATAAACAATAATATACTTACATGGGCGAGATGCCGAGCATCTCTCTCTGTGGATTATATTGCTGAAAAATTCAAAAAGCCTGTCGATGCAATAATTGCTTGGGAAGAAGGTAAGGAACCAATTACTTTTGCCCAAGCTCAAAGGTATGCAAATATAACAAAAATACCATTTGGCTATTTATACCTAAATACACCTCCAGAGGAAAAACTACCTATTCCAGATAGAAGAACGGTAGGTAGCCGGAATAATGAGATAAGCGTAGCACTAAAAGACACTATTAGTGATGTGTTAATTAAACAAGACTGGTACAAAGACTACGCCTTGTCCAACGGCCTTCCTGAAGTAGAGTTGGTAGGAAAGCTTCCTCCTAATAGTAACCCCAAACAAATTGTAGCTACAATTAAAGAGCATATTGATATTCAAATTCCACCAACAAAAGGTAAGTGGAAGGATTTTTTCTCTGCATTAGTAAAAAAGATAGAATCTCAAGGGATCCTTGTGATGAGAAGCGGTGTTGTAAAAAACAATAATACAAGACCGATTAGCGTTGATGATTTTAGAGGGTTCTGTATAGCAGATAAGATAGCCCCTGTTATCTTCATTAACACTAATGATGCAAAGGCAGCTCAAATATTTACGCTGATTCATGAACTTGCTCATCTGGTTTTAGGTCAATCCGCTATATCCGATCTATCTATAAACTCCAGAGAGAAAGAGGAAATGATTTGTAATGCAGCTGCGGCAGAGTATTTAACTCCTGAAGTAATATTCTTAAAAAAATGGAACGAATCCTTATCTATTGAAGAGAACATTGATGATCTAAGAAGCATTTTCAGAGTAAGTAGTTGGGTGATAGTGCGACGAGCCTTAGACTTAAAACTAATATCCAAACATGAATATAGTCGGTACGTAAGTTTAATAAATGAGAAAAGCACCTCTAGTGGCGGTGATTATAATCGAAACCAGAAAGTTAGAAGTAGTGAGAGGCTAACTGTTGCTGTTGTGACTCAAGCATTGGAAGGAAAAATGCTTTTAAGAGAAGCTCAGAGCTTAACAGGAATACAACCTAATAAACTGTATGAATTTGCTCAGAAGGAGTTTGGGCTTTGAGCTATCTAATTGATGCAAACATATTTATTCAAGCGCAACAAGATTATTACTGCTTTGACTTATGCCCTGGATTTTGGGAGTTTATGGGGTCTAAATTCATGGACGGACAATTAATAAGCATTCGAAATGTCTTTGATGAATTACAAAAGCAGGACGATGAAATATGTACTTGGTCAAAAGGTATAATGCATTGTTTTCAAAGTGTTGATGATCAAGAAACTCAAATGAACTTTAGAGCTATAGCTAATTATGTTCAACAAGAATATGCCCCAAGACATAAAAATAGCCTACCACACATTCAAAAATTCTTATCAGTAGCAGACCCATGGATTATCGCTAAGGCAAAAACAACAAATGCCACCGTAGTTACTCACGAGGTTAGAGATAAAAACAATGGATGCAAACCTAAAATACCTGACATATGCGACTATTTTAATGTGAAAACTATCCGGACAAATGAGCTTTTAAGAGATTTTCAGGTTCAGTTTATTCTTTCACAACAGTAATTCCGTACCAGCCCTCTCCGCGAGGGCTTTTTTGTACCCTCTCCCCTCCAAAGAAGTGATCTCCATTCCAATCTTATGTGACAAACAACACATTCCGTGTTTATTTACCATTTGTTTTATATTTCAAATCATCGACTTAATTTAAAAATAAATAAATAAACACATTTTGTGGTTGACATTAAAATCACAATTTGTGAATATACTATTCATCAACGGAACACAGCACGTTGATGTTCTTTAACAACGATGGTAGCAAGCTGTGTATTAGCTATCAGAACGGCGACGCTGATAAAGCGTCAACCTTCTCAGAAGGTTTTCGGATTGGTGTTTCATTATTTTATCACCAATCACTAAAGCCAACTGTTTGGAGGATATATGGCAACTATAAAAGTGAAGAAATCACGCAAACCAGACTTTTTACGTGGTAACTCTGCAAATAGGCGTCATGCCAGACGGAAAGTCGAAGCCATTGCAATTAAAGATATTGAGATGCAACTAAACTCAATATTTCAACTAGAAACTAAAAAATTAAACCGAGTTGAAAAGACACTATCGCTAAGCCACATTCCTGTGACTAGAAGTATTGAACCTAAGTATCAATCATCACCTGATAACTGTTGTTTACCAGACGTATTAATATTTTCAGGAGTTAAAACAAAACAACCGAGCAGTGAGTTCGGTGTTACGGCTAGATAGGGGAAAATAACGAAAAAGAAATTGAACCCTACTCCAATAATGATAACTTCGACTCAAATACAGTAGCAAGAGCCATACTAAATACAACTCTCGCAGCATTAGATACTTAACGTTTTTTTGTAAAAAAACTAACCGGAGGCGGAGTTTCTTTTTCGTACTGCTTTTTAGCAACTTCTAAACACTCAGGATAAAGCGCTTCAATTTCAGCCATTAATTGCTCAGGTGTTTTAATTGAATCCTGTTTAGCTGCTAAAGCCAGCGCCATATCGAAAGCAACTCTTTCTACTGGGTTGTGTTCGGTAATAACCTTTTTAGACATTGATTTAATCCTTTCTATCACTGGGGAAACTTAATTATATCTGATTTATTACTGGGGAGTAATAGACCTCTGCCGTCTGAGGAGGTTAAGACAGTTCAGGCAACCATTACGAATGGAAGTATGTCATCTAAACAACAATAAGATTTAAGGTGACATATTATGTCGAGATAAATAGGAGAAGTAAGATGAAATTTGAAGATTTACCAGTAAAAATTCAAGAGATTGCAAGCCAAACATTGGCATGTTTAATAACCAATAACAATCCAGATAAAGAGCAAGCAGAAGAACTTGCTCGCTCTGTGGCAGTGGCTTTTATAAAGCTATATCAAGACAATTAATTATCTTTAAGTTTTTTAAAGTAATTAGTAAAACTTTGGTGAGCAAATATGATCGACTCAACTGTTGATCTTGACGCCGCTCCATTAATCATGGCTGTTTTTTCAGCCTTAATCAATTCTATAACTAATTGCTGAGCCGCTAATTCAGGGTTTTCTTTTGGATCAATTACTACATCTGACATAAAACATTCCTATATTGACTGTGGAATAACCAATATATCAATTTTCCTTGACTGTGGAAAGTAAGGAACCACCTCGCCTGACGTGGTTAAAAGCAGGCACAGTTAACTAATTACAGTCCATCAAGGTGGGCTGTGGCGAGTTGATTAATAGATAGGAAATAGAGATGGAAATATGGTTTAAGGAATTTGAGTCACATGGACGTCAGATTCTAATCAAGAAAGCTCATGACGCCGATAAGCAAAAAGTCGGAGTGCAGTATTGCTGGCCTGAGAAGATTTTCGATGTCGACTTTGGATTATGGATAGATTACGACGACGATGACGAGGAAAGCTTTGATAAAGCGGAAGAAGCACGCAACAAGCTATTCGACACCATCGATCAGGAAGCAGTAGATACCGCGGTGAGTAACTTAATTCAAAAACTCAAACTTGATGATTAGCATCGTGTTTAGTTAATAACGGAGGGAGTATGACATCCCTCGTTCAGCAGTAACCCACCCTATATTTAGATATATAAACAAGACATTTCGTAATTAATTATATTCATTAAAAGGAAATAAAAATGATGAAACAAAAAACCAGTGTCGTTATTAACGTAAAATTAACTTTAGAACATGGAATTAAATCACCACATGTTAAAGTAAAAACAAAAATATACGTTCATGAAGAAACTCCAGAATTAGAATTATTACTAAATAACTTCTCAGATAATTTAGTTGGAGAAAATTCAATTAAATCATCATTTGAAAAAGCGATTATAAATACATTACTCAATAAAAAAACACACTAATAAAATTCAAATCATTAAAAATAAATTAATACACCTTCACTTCGCCAACACCAGATAACCGCCTTATCTCTCATCTAACGGGGTCACCATGAAAACTAACTATTACAGCGCTATGCGTGATTGCATGGCGGTGCGTATCACTACGCCTCAAGCACGTAAAAATAAGCGTACAAACCCATGGTTATTCAGTTTAGCTGTGGTCATTGTGACAACCGTTGGCGTAATACCGACATTTGTAAGTTGAGGTAGCTATGAAAATTTCATACAGCTACTCGAACGGAACTCGGGTAATTCACGATAAAACAGTCATGGAATTTGACGAAAGTAGCAAGCTTAGTATTGAGACAGGAAGTTTCAGTGAGTTGGCTAAATTAACGGAAATAGACTCAATTGAGGCAATGGAATATGTACTCGATTGTGACGATGAATCGCTTGAAAGGATTATCAATGCGATAGGCAAGGAAGCCTTTATTAACAGGATATTGCGAGTTTCTAAGCTAAGGAGGGTTGCGTGATTACCAACACCTACGGACTCAGAAACGACTGGTACGAACGCCAAATGGAACGAGAAGCGTTTGTTAATTCTCAGGAAGAGAAAATATCAGTTGATGAGGTTATGGATAGCCTACCCGAAGAACTGTTATGTATGGATTTAGCAAGGAAGTTAAATCCTGTATTTGAAATTAGTCCCCAAGCACTGGATGCGGTTTTAGATGGAATTAGAACAGCTATTCAGATCGGGATAGATAAGGAGATATTGTGAGCACGTCAATTATTGAGTTTGTGCAACAACAAGAGTCATTGTTTTGTAACGCACTAACCGATCAAACGATCACATGGGCTAAGGAAAGCCAGTTTGCAATTCAGGCATTCCAACGAAATGACGAGCTAGCAAGAGTGGCTATGGAAAACCCCGCTAGTGCTCAGAATGCCATTATTAACGTGGCGGCTATTGGGATTACATTAAATCCAGCAAGTAAGCTGGCGTATTTAGTACCAAGAAAGGGTTTTGTTTGCCTTGATATCAGCTATATGGGCCTCATGCACCTAGCTCAAGTGACTCAAGCTATCGAATGGGGTCAATGCAAGTTAGTCCATGAAAATGATGTTTATGAATCCAATGGCCTAGACACCCCGCCAACCCACAAATATAACGCATTTAGTGACAGAGGTAGTGTTATTGGTGGTTATTGCACAGTGAAAACAGCAAGTGGTGACTATCTCACGGAAGAGATGAGGCTGGATGAGATAAAAGCTGTTGAAGCTACAAGTAAATCAAGAAATGGTCCATGGAAAACATGGTGGGATGAGATGGCTCGTAAAACAATCGTGAAAAGAGCAAGTAAATACTGGCCTCGTCGTGAAAGGTTAGATCAAGCCATTGATTATGTGAACACCGAGGCAGGTGAAGGCAATAATTTTGATGTGCCAGCAAATAAAGCCAAGTACATAACGCCAGCAAGTGATGATCAATTAAAGGCTATCACGGACTTGATGCTTAAAGTTAATGGCGAATGGAGTGATGCTTTTTTCACATTCATTAGTAAAAAATTCAACCATCAGATATCCAGTCCAGAGCAATTAACCGCATTTGAAGCCAATACCATTATCGACATGCTAAGGAAAAAGGCAGAAGGAAAATGATTAGTAATGACATCATTCTAAGCAAAACAGGCATCGATTTAACCAAAGTAGAGCAAGGAAGCGAAGAATGGATGTCTATCAGGCTCGGTGTAGTAACTGCCTCTGAGGCATGGAAGGTTATCTCTAAGCCAAAGTCAGGGAAAAAATGGACAGACACAAAGAAAACATATTTAAACACCCTTATTGGTGAAGTCTGTACAGGAGTTTACAAGGAAGTATCAGCAAGGACGCTGGAATGGGGTAAAAACTACGAATTAGAAGCAAAGATGACATTCGAGTTTTACACCGGATTAACGGCAAAGGAAGTGCCAATAATATTTAAAGATGAGCAACTACGGATAGCTTGCTCACCAGACGGCATTTGCAGTGATGGCTCTGGATTAGAGCTTAAATGCCCTAATAACACGGACGTATTTATAGACTTAGCATTGAATGGCATCAATGCAATGAAAAAGGAATATGTGGCTCAAGTTCAATATTCCATGTGGGTTACAGGTAAGGATATCTGGCACTTTGCAAATTTTGACCCACGCATGCCGGCAGGGAAAGAAATCGCATATTTCCTTGTTGAGCGTGACGAAAAAATGATGAAAGAATTCGACGAGTTAGTGCCTGAGTTCATCGAAGTAATGGATCAGGGGTTAAACAAGTTAGGCATTCAATTTGGCAATCAATGGAGTGTATATGGCAAGTAAAGGCGTTAACAAAGTTATTCTCATCGGCCACTTGGGGCAAGACCCTGAAATCCGTTATATGCCATCAGGTGGCGCAGTCGCTAATCTCACACTAGCCACATCGGAATCGTGGCGTGATAAACAAACCGGTGAGATGAAAGAAAAAACCGAGTGGCATCGAGTGTGCATCTTCGGCAAATTAGCGGAAATTGCAGGTGAATATCTGAGAAAAGGAAGTCAGGTTTTTATAGAGGGTCAATTACAAACGCGTAAATGGACAGATCAAAGCGGTCAAGACCGATACACAACGGAAGTGGTGGTCAATATTGGTGGAACAATGCAGATGCTAGGCGGTAACGGTGGTAATCAGGCAGGAAGCCAGAAGTCACAGCAGAATCAAGGATGGGGCCAACCTCAGCAACCGCAAGCACAAAAACAAGCATCGAGTAATCAAGTGCCACAAAATGAGCCACCGATGGACTTCTCAGATGATATTCCGTTCGCCCCTATCGGACTCCCCTACCCACGCCACGCTATTTATGTGATTTAACCAAAGGATATAACCATGCCTGTAAATACTGAGGTGGTGAAAGTCTATTACTCGCCAACTAGGAATAGGCGATATTTCAGCAAGGAAGCAGCAATTAAAGCCGAAGCCAAGGCGCTAATATTCAAGAAGTATCCATCTGAAAGGCCAGAGTCAGACACTGGATATGCTGGCTACAACATTTATGCAGATAGACCTGAATTCTATCAACGAGCATTACGTTTTCTTTGTTACCTAATAAAGAAAAACATCAATTAACCAATGGACTCAGTGCAAGGATGCAAGCAGGAGATAGATATATGGCTAATAAATTCACTTGCCCCGAATGTGGATCAGCTGTAAATGCATGGGCTGATCTAGATGCGACAGTAATATTTAAAATTAATAATCACGGGAAATTAACCAAACGTGTGATTAAAAATACAAATCAGACAGATGGACGATGCGGTGTTGAATGTACTAAATGTGATTGGATTCTATATGCTGATAGCGATTATTCAGAATATCCGCATTTTGAAGAGTTGGCTTGTCAGGCTCTTGCTTATGAAGAGGAAATAGAAACCTTAAGTGTGAAGTCAAAATATAGTGACTGACTCGTAGGGATGCAATAAGAGGAATGAATATGAAAGAGCGTGGAATTATTTTTAATGCGGAAATGGTGCGTGCCATTTTAGATGGGCGTAAAACTCAAACACGGCGGATTATAAAATCCGTACCAGCAACTCATAATTTTCATGGCTGGGTAACGTCAAGCACACACGCAAAAGATGAAGGAAAGGCTTGCTGGGCTATCGGTGATTCACCGCTACTCAAAGAACCTATTCGCCTTAACTGCCCGCTAGGTAAAGTTGGCGATCGTCTTTATGTTCGTAAAACGTGGAGTGTAGTCAGTCATGAGTTTGATGATGATGGATTGATGATTGATTATGTTCCTGATAGACCAACTAAAGCTGTGCATGAAATGCCGTATGGTCATGGTTATTTCACTGGACATGTCATTTACTCTGCTGATGGTGATTTCACGTGGGGTGACGATGATGGTTGTATTGATGGTCGTTCTTGCTGGAAACCATCTATACACATGCCTCGCTGGGCTTCACGCATCACGTTAGAGATCACCGATGTTCGTGTAGAGCGTTTAAAGGATGCTGGCGATACTGAGTTTAAAGCTGAAGGTTACCCTTTAGAACGTGAATTAACTGGCGGTAGTATGGATCCGTTTTGCTGGTTTCGTAACCTTTGGGATTCAGTGTCACCTACTAACTTTAAATATGCAGATAATCCGTGGGTGTGGGTTATTGAGTTTCGCAAAGTAGACTAAGTAGGCATTTTGACAGTAGATTAGTCACATGGATGTGGGTATGATTCCTACCTTAAATAAGGAGGGATTATGAATAAGAAGTGGTGGTTATACATAACGTTGAGCGTTGCTATTTTTGTTGCTATAACTTACGCAATTTTCTTTTATTGGAATATTGATGATAATAACAAATGGAGTACATTTTTCAGTTTTATGTCTACATTTGGTATAGTTGCCACAATTACTGTTTATTCTTTACAAAAAAAACATTCAGAAAGCTCAGAAAAGAAAAGGCAAAAAGAAATATCCATTAGCTATCTAAATATATTTACTAAATATTCTGATGAGCTAAAAACAATAGTAAACCAACTGGTTAACCTTAGTTATTTATTAGCAGAAAACAACGATTCATTTGTAGAATATCTTGGTGGTCATGATATACATGCATTTATTTTAAAAGACATAGATGGGGAAGAATTAGGTAATGCTCGAATGTTTAAATTTGATAGCTCATCTTTGTCTTATATATATTCAAACTCCGCATCAGTTAATGTAAATATTTCAGCGAAGTATCAATTTTTATACAAACGCGGCATTAAAGTAAATACATATATTGAAAATTTAATTTTAAAAATTCATTCTGATAACAGAAAAGAAAATATACTTAATTATTTTAGTACTTTAAGTTTAGGTGAATCTATAGATGAAATTGATTTATGTGTAAAAGATTTCGAAGATTACTGTAAAAGTTTATAGCATCACCCTGCACTAGCAGGGTTTTTTATATCTAAATTCCAGAGTAGCAATTAATGCAAATAATCGGATATGTATTGCTCATGCTAATACAGGGTTCTGCTGTGCCTGTAACGGAAGATATATACACGCAATCGGAATGCAATAAACGTGCTGAATATTTAATGTCAGTGAGGAATGTTGAAGTTGTTTGTGGTGAGGTATGGAATGAAAGATAAATATTATGCTGGACTAGAAAACTACAAAGATTGTATTGAGATTGAACCGACAATAAAGGATTGCTTTGTTTTAAATACCCCATCTTGGAATATGGATGTGACAAAACAAGACTTAATTGACATCAGAAATACTATTAATGAAACACTAGGAGATGATAATGAATAAATACACCGAACTATCTGATTTCGAGATTAATTTATTAGTAGCTCAATCTGTTTTACCTGAAACGCAATACGATGTAATTAAACAAACAATGGATATTATCCAATTCCTTGTTGATGGCTCGTTTGGTTATCGCTTTTTCGACCCATGCAATAACCCATCAGACGCAATGCCGATTATTATTGAAAATAAAATAGGGTTATCACCAATGTACCATTCTAATAAATGGACAGCTGACTGCCTTGATTATGACTTCATGTCAGTAAATAAAAACCCATACCGTGGCGCTATGGAAGTTTTTTTAATGATGAAGGATACGGAGAATAATCAATGAAACGAATTACATTATCAGAATGGAATAATAAATATTTCGCTAACCCTAGAAGTCAACGGCAATTATCTCGCTATATAAAGGAAGGTAGGTTATACCCTGCTCCAGAAAAGGTTGGTAGAGAATATGAGTTAGAGCCGTGGACAATTCTAACAAATGACAAAATGGTAAGGGAACCGCAATATTTAATGGAGAAAATTAATGGGCAGAAGCAGAAGTGCAAAGAACAAGGGGCTACCGCCTAACTTGTATTTGCGTAAAGGGATTTACTATTACAGGGATGTAAGAACTAAAAAGGAATTTTCTGTTGGCTCAAACAAATCATTGGCAATAACCGAAGCCATACAAGCCAATTTAGCTATTTATAAACCTAAAGAGCCATTAGTTGACAGAATTAATAATGTTCACTGTGTAACATTGCATGAGTGGCTTGATACTTATAGGGGGAAGGTAAACAGCAGGGGGTTAAAAGAGAAGACGCTCTACGATTACGAATCAAGAATAAAGTTAATCAAATTACACTTTAATGACTGTCCAATTGAGAATGTAACACCAAGAGATGTAGCCACATTTATTTCAGAGTACCCTAAAAAGGCAATGGCAAAATTACTAAGGTCCACTATGCTAGATGCTTTTAATGAAGCCATTGCGGATGGTGTGATAAAGGAAAATCCCGTTTCCGTGACAAAGCCGCCAAAAACAAGCGTTCAGCGATCAAGGTTATCGCTAGAAGAGTTTAAATACGCCTTGGAGCACACAAATGACAAATATAGGCATATGTTTCTACTAGCGGTCCTTACAGCTCAGCGCATTAGCGATATTATCAATATGAAGTGGGATGATATAAAAAATGATAGGCTGTATGTCACCCAAATAAAAACAGGTTCTAAAGTAGCAATACCACTCTCATTAAGACTTGAGCCTATTGGTTATTCTATTAAAGATGTTTTAAATCTCATGAATAGGAACTCAGATAAAATCTGTGGCAATACCACAGCAAAAACATTAAGAGGTAAGTTTATCGAAGCCCTACCTGAGTATTTGGAAAATAAACCAACATTTCATGAAATTAGAAGTTTATCTGCAAGATTATATGAAGAAGAAAAAAGTGCTGAGTTTGCAAAGAAAATACTTGGCCACAAATCTATGAGAATGACAGATAAATACCTTGATGATAGAGGTAATGGCTACGTTGAATTGTGA